AAAATCAAGAATATAATAAAGCAGAATATTGGTTTTATCCAACTCAATATGAAGAAACATTTTGTATTACTGCTGTTGAAGCACAATTAGCTGGTTGTAAAATTATAACATCTCCAATAGGTGCTCTTCCCGAAATAATTAATGAAGCTGAATTTATTAAACATCCAGGAGAAGAATTAAGATGGTATCTTGATAAAATTAAGGTAATAGATCTTATAACAAACAATGATAGATTAACACGTAATAAAGCATATGCTTTCTTATTTAATATAGATGTTATTGGAAGAGTATGGAAAAACTTTTTAGATAGCTGTTATAGTTTTGATTGTGTTTACATTATTTCACTTAATAAAACGGATGAATATAAACAAAATACTATTAAACAGCTTGATGAAAGTGGAATCCAATATGAATCAATAGCATTTATTGATGGTGTAGATGGTAGAAATCCAAACCCAGGATTTGAATTTAAAGCTTGGGAAGGATGGAAAATATCAAATATAAAAGAATTTGAACATTTTCGTAATGAGAAAAAATTTAAAAATAATGCTGATTGGTATTTAAGAGATGTTACTCCTGGAGAAATAGGATGCGTATTATCTCATATTAAATGTTGGAAAGATGCTTATAAAAATGAATTTAATTCTGTACTAATATTAGAAGAAGATTTTTACCTAAATGAAAAATTTTCTCAAAATATAATTTCATCTATTCAAAATTGGGATTTAATTCATTTAGGTAGAAATTTAATGAGAGATTTACCCGAACAACAAATTAATGCTTATTTTACTCGTCCTTTGTTTTCATTTAATGCTCATGCCTATGCTTTAAGTAAAAAAGGTATTGAAATAGTTATTAGTAAACGTTTAGAGGAAAATTTAATTCCAACAGATGAATTTTTACCTACATTATATGACACACATTTAAGACCAGATGTAATTGAATTATTAAATAAACATGATAAACGTAAATTAAATGCTTACGCTACAAATATAGAATATATAGTTCAAAAAAATAATAAATCACAAACTGAAAATATACATTTAGAATCTGTAATAGAACCTTTTAAAATAAAGATTATGGACAAAGAATATACTCCGTTACATCCAGATTTATATCAATATTGGAATGATACGGCGGCCTGGCATAGAAAATTTTTAGTACCTGGCATGGTTAAAAAAGAATGGGAATTATTTGTTGATGAAGAATTTGATGGAACATATATTTATCCATTTTTTACTAAAGAATTTTGCACTAAAATAATTGAAGAAGCAGAACATGCTCAAGTATGGACTTTTGCACGTCATGAATTTTATCCAACAACCGATTTTGTATTAACTGAAATTGGCTTTGATAAAATATATTATGATTTGCTTTGGGAATTTGTTATGCCTATGGCAATGCATAAGTTTGGATTAGAGGGTAAAGGATGGGATCAATTAAATGCTGAAAACTTTTTAGCACGATATACACCAGATACTCAAGGACATTTAAGTTTGCATCATGATAGTTCCCATATTACTGCTTTAGTAAATTTATCTGAAAAAGATATAGATTATACTGGTGGTGGAACTTGGTTTTGGCGCCAAAAAAAATTATCTAAACCTCCACAGGGTTGGATAAGTGTACATCCAGGAAGTATAACACATAAACATGGTGCTCGTCCTGTTTTAAGTGGTAAAAGATATATAATTGTTTCATTTATGAAAAATAAAGACTTTTAATATGGGAATTTTACAAGAAAAACCAACACAAATTACTGCTGAAGAGTTACAAGAACTTAAAGATCTTCAACAAGCTAAACAAGCATTAATATATGCTTTAGGTGAACTTGAATATGAAAAATTAAGACTAGAATCACAAAAACAATTACTAGAAACTCAATTTAATAAGGTTATTCAAGGTGAATATGAAGTATCTCAACGTATATCTGACAAATATGGTGATAATAAAATAAATTTAAAAACGGGCGCATTAGAGGCTATTACTGCTTAATTTTTAAATATTTTTCATATATTTATCAGTAGACAAAATCTAATTAAAAATGGCTGAAACTTTATTATCTCCTGGTGTATTAACTCGTGAAAACGATCAATCACAAGTAACCTCAGGCCCTATTGCCGTTGGTGCTGCTATTATAGGCCCTACAGTAAAAGGTCCAGTAGAAATACCAACAATAGTAACCTCATATTCTGATTATAAGAATAAATTTGGTGCTTCGTTTGTTAGTGGTGGTGTAACTCTTGAATATTTAACTTCAATTTCTGCATATAACTACTTTCAACAAGGTGGTGAAACATTATTAGTAACTAGAGTAGTATCTAGTTCTAATTCTGCTTATACTCCTGCAACATCATCTCAGATTACTAATATAGGTGGTACTGGTGCTTCGTTTGTTCTTGAAACACTTTCAGAAGGTGTTATCATGAATAATGCAACTCAAAGTGCTGTAGCAGCCTCAGGTAAAACTTTACCTGGTGGGGCTTTAACAAGTGGTTCAGTTGACAACATTCGTTGGACTGTAACTAACGTTAATACAGGTTCAGGTACATTTAACCTTATTATCCGCCAAGGTAATGATACTTCTAATCAACAATTAGTAGTAGAAACTTGGTTAAATCTTTCATTAGATCCTAACTCACCAAATTACATTGAGTATGTAATTGGTAACCAAGTTAAAAATATAATTACTGATGGTGATGGTCGTTTAAATATTCAAGTTACTGGTTCATATATTAACCAAAGTAGATATGTTCGTATATCAAACGTACCTGCTCCAACTCCAAACTATTTATTAAATAACGGAACATTTAATGCTGCATATACTGCTTCATTACCTGTTGTAGGTTCTGGTTCTGAAGGTGGTGCCTTTGGAGGCGCTACAGGTCCATTATTTGGAAATGGTAGTGGTGCTTCTACAGGATTAAAAATGTTTACTCAAATTGACACTATTAATATTCAAGGATTATCAGGAAGTGATTATTCAAACGCAATTTCAGTTCTCTCAAATCCTGATGAATATGATTATGAATTAATTACTTTACCAGGTGTTAATTATCAAAATGCTTCTGGTATTTTAAGTACATTAATGGCTAATAGTGAAAACAGAGGTGATACAATGGCCATTGTTGACATGGTCAATTATGGTACTGCTATTTCAACTGTTATTACAGCTGCTAATAGTTACGATTCATCATATGGTGCTACTTACTGGCCTTGGGTTCAAGTATTATCTCAGGAAACTGGTAAATTAGTATTTGTTCCTGCTTCAACTGTTATGGGTGGTGTTTATGCATATAATGATAAAGTAGCAGAAACATGGTTTGCCCCTGCAGGTTTTAACCGTGGTGGATTATCAGGTGTAATTCAAGCAGAAAGAAAATTATCACCATCAGATCGTGATAGTTTATATATCAATAAAATTAACCCAATTGCTACTTTCCCTGGACAAGGTGTTGTAGCATTTGGTCAGAAAACTTTACAAACTAAAGCATCAGCTCTTGACCGTGTAAATGTTCGTCGTTTATTAATTACATTAAAGAGATTTATTGGTAATATTGCTGATAATTTAGTATTTGAACAAAATACAACAACAACTAGAAATAAGTTCTTAAACCAAGTTAATCCGTATTTAGAAAATGTACAACAAAAACAAGGTTTATACACTTATAAAGTTGTAATGGATGAATCAAATAACACAGCTGAAACAATTGATAGAAATCAGTTAGTAGGTGCAATTTATTTACAACCAACTAAAACAGCAGAATTTATTATTCTTGATTTCAACATTACTCCAACTGGTGTTGAGTTTGCATAAAAAATAAATTATTTAATATTTATATCAAACAATAGATAAAATGGCAGTATTAAATCCGAACGAAATCATGTTCACAGCATTTGAACCAAAAGTTCAAAATCGCTTTATATTGTATGTAGATGGTATTCCATCATATTTGATTAAAAAAGCAGCAGCTCCTGGATTTGAAGCAGGAGAGATTATATTAGATCATATTAACGTTTACCGTAAAGTTAAGGGTAAAGTTCGTTGGAATGATATGTCTTTAGAATTATATGATCCTGTAGTTCCTTCTGGAGCTCAAGCAATCATGGAATGGGCACGTTTAGCTCACGAATCAGTAACAGGTAGAGATGGTTATTCTGATTTTTATAAAAAAGATTTAACTTTAGATATTTTAGGTCCTGTTGGTGATGTGGTAAGTGAGTGGATTATTAAAGGTGCTTATTGTAAAACAGTTACTTTCGGTGAATATGATTGGACAGCTGATGCGGCAATTAGCTTATCAGTTACAATCGCTATGGATTACTGTATTTTGAATTTCTAATAATACACAGTAGATAATAAAGAGGCGCTAAAGAAATTTAGCGCTTTTTTTATCAAATTTTTAAGAGATATATATTTATATCAAATAACGTTATATGACAGAACAAAACAATGTTGCAAATCTAGAATCTGCAGAACAATCTAAATTTAAATTTCCAACAGAAACAGTTGAATTACCTTCTAAAGGTTTATTATACCCAGAAGGAAATCCTTTATCTAGTGGTAAAGTAGAAATTAAATACATGACTGCAAAAGAAGAAGATATTTTATCAAATCAAAACTATCTATCTCAGGGAACAGTTATTGATAAATTGCTTCAATCATTAATTGTAACTAAATTTAGTTATAGTGATCTTTTAATTGGTGATAAAAACGCTATATTAATTGCTGCTCGTATTTTGGGTTATGGTAAAGACTATGATTTTATCAATGATGGAAGAAAAGTAACTGCTGATTTATCAACTTTAGAAAATAAACCTTTAAGAGAGGATTTAATTACTAAAGGTATTAATTCATTTGAATTTACTCTTCCACACACTAAAGCTGTAGTTACCTTTAAAGCATTAACTCATGGTGATGAACAAGCCATTGATCGTGAAATTAAAGGTTTGCAAAAAATTAATCCATCTGCTTCCGCAGATATTTCAACAAGAATGAAATATGTTATTACTTCAATTAATGGTGATAGTGAGAAAAAAACAGTTCGTGAATTTATTGATAACTACTTTTTAGCTAAAGATTTAAGAGCATTCAGACAATATTATAAGGAAGTAGTTCCTGATGTTGATATGAAAACTAATGTTATAGCTGATGGCGACGTACTGGAGGGCGTCGAGGTAGGAATTGGACTTAACTTTTTTTGGCCTGACTCCGGAATATAGATTTAGTTTATTTAAGCAAATTCATGAAATAGTATTTCATGGAAATGGTGGATACGATTGGCATACCATATATAATATGCCTATTTGGTTAAGAAACTTTACGTTTAATTCATTAAAGAAATATTATGACGAGCAGAATGAACAAGTAGAAGCTCAAAATAATATTATGACTAATAAAACTTCATCAAAAACAGAAATAGCTCGACCAAACATAGCACCAAAATCAACTTATACAACAGTAACAGCGCCCAAAAAATAGGCGCTGTTAATATTTATATCCATCATATATTAAGTAAATGGCCGAAAATCCAGCACAAGATACTGCTAAAGCATTAGAAGACGCAAAAAAGAAAGTGCGTGAACTAAACGAAGAAATTAAACGTTTAGGTGGGCAAGGCTTTGGAGATGTTAATACCATAATAACAGCAATGGGTAATAACATTGATAATGCTAATAAGCAAGTACAATTAATGCAGGATGAGGTTAATGATCTTAGAAATGCATTTAGTAATATATCTGATACTTTACAAAATGTAATAGCTGATATTAATGGTAGTACTAAAGCTTCTACTTTATTAACTCGTAATTTTAGCAAGTTAGAAGATTACTCTCGTAAGATACAGGAACATAAATCTGAGGAAAATGTTTTAACTGTTAAACAATTAAAAGAATTACAAAAGAAAGTTGGTAAAGAAATAGATTCGTTAAATGCAAATCTAAAAGAAGCAAAAGCACAGGAAACAGCACTCAAAAATCTGGAAAGAAAAAAGGGATTATCTAAATCTGAATCTGAGGAATTAAAAAAGAACTTAGCATATCAGTCAGAAATTAATAAGGCTTTAAAAGACAATGAAAGTTATTTAAACAAAATAGTTCCTTTAACAGCAAAAGAAGTAGAAGAAGAAAAAAAACGACAAAAAACTCTTGGTATTACTGGTAATTTATTTAAAGGAATTACTGGCGCTCTTGAAAAAATTGGAATTCAAAGTGAATACTTTGAAGACATGGGTAAAAAACTAAGAGAAGCAGCTAAATCAGGAAATCAATTACAAGTATTCGGTACAGGAATTAAAGGAGTATTTAGTGGGTTGGGACAAGCATTAGCAGATCCTGTTGGTAAATTTCTTTTATTAATAGCATTAGGTAAAAAATTACTTGATTTTGGTTTACACTTTAATAAAACCGCTTCCGAATTAGGGAAAAATTTTGGTATTTCTGGAGAAGCAGCTCGTGGATTAGTTCATCATATAGAACATGCTTCTGTTGCTTCTAATAATTTATATTTTAATTCTAAAAACATAATTGAAGCACAACAACAACTTAATGACGAGTTAGATACTAGTGCTGTGTTAAGTAATGAATTAACTCAAGGACAAATTGATTTAACTAAAAAATTAGGATTATCAGGAGAAGAAGCAGCTAAATTATCTCAATTTTCTCTAACAACAGGAAAGAGTCAAGAAAAGATAGTATATGAAATTACTAAAGCAAACAAAGGTTTAATTAGTAATAAAAAATTATTACAAGAAGTAGCTAAAACAGAAGGTCAATTAGCTGCGTTTTATAAAAATGATCCTATTCTAATTGCTCAAGCAGTTAAAAAAGCAAAGGAATTAGGTATGACTTTGCAACAAACAAAGTCAACTACAGATGCTTTACTTGATATTGAATCATCATTAGCTAATGAGTACGAAGCAGAAATGCTTATAGGTAAAAACATAGAGTTAAGTAAAGCTCGTGAATTAGCGTTACAAGGTAAAACAGCAGAAGCAGCTGAAGAAATGCTTAAAAATGTTGGTAGTATTGCTGATTTTCAACAATTAAATCGTATTCAACAAGATGCTCTAGCTAAATCTATAGGTATGTCAGCTGATGATTTAGCTAAAACATTAACTACACAAGAACGTTTAGGTAAGTTAACCAAAGATCAACGTGATAAAATAGCAGAATTAAGAGCTGCAGGTAAAGATGAACAAGCCGATTTGATAGAAAAAAACGCTGGTAATGATAAAGCATTAAAGTTAGCTGAAATGCAAGTTGATACTGAAGAAAAATTAGCACAAGCAGGTCAGAAATTTAAAGATATTATTGCTAGTTTAGTAGCTGGTCCTATTGGAACTTTATTAGATGGTTTATCAAGTGCTTTAAGTGTAGTAAATAGTATATTTAGTGTTTTATCTAAACTTAAAATTCCTCTTATGATAATAGGAGGTATATTTGGAACTATTTGGACCGCAGCTAAAGGAATACAATTAGCAGAAACTATAACTGCTGGTTTACAAGGCAAAAAATTAGGAGTAACTATAAAAGAGTATGCTTTAAAACTTCAAAGTAAACTTTTAGGTGATACTGTAAAAGCTCAACTAGCTGTAATGTATGGAATGGAAAAAGGAAAAATTAGTTTTAAAGAAATGAGTTTAAAGTTAGAAGGACAAAGTTTTATGACTAAAACACAAGCTTATGCTCTTGCTTTAAAAGAATGGGCTGTAGAAAAATATAAAGCAATATTTGGTAAAGAACAATTTGCTACAGATCAAGCGCAGTTAGTAGTTCAACAACAACAAAATGCAACTGAACAAGCTGGATTATTAGTAAGAATAAGAAAAGGTCTTGTATCAGCAAAAGATTTTGTAGTACAAAAAGGAATAGCTTTATTTCAAAAACTTCAAAATGCTTACGAAAGTATAAGTTTAACCCTTAAAAAATCAGCATTAGCTTTAACTATTAAAGATTTCTTTAAAAGTATAGGTCAGGCAGCGATGAAAGTTTATTCATCCGCCGCTGCTATTCCTTTTGTTGGTTGGATTCTTGGTGCTGCTGCAGCCGCTGCTGTAGTAGGTTTAGGTATGAAGTTAATGAGTAAAGGAGATGACGTTGTATCACCAGGTTATGGTAAAAGAACATTAATGGCACCTGAAGGTGCTATTGCATTAAATAATAAAGATACAGTAATTGCTGGAACTGATTTAGGTGGAAAAAATAAAGGAGAAGGTGCTGCCGCGGCAGGTGGTGGTGGAGGATCAATAGATATAGGTCCTTTAGTATCTGCTATTAACGAAGTTAAAGCCGCAGTAGATAGTATAGTAGGCCGTTCAATTGAAGTATATTTAGATGGTACGCAGATAGCACAAAAAATACAACAACCAATGGCTATAACTGCTCGAAGAACAGGATAATAAAATATTTATATAAAATAATAAAAACATGGCACAAATTCTTGATCAAGTAACAAACTCAACATTAAGCTTACAGGGCAAAACTCCCGATACTGCTGCAAATGCTTTGCCATCTTCTACTAATCAAACAGTAAAAGGATTGGAAAAATCACTATTAGATTTACCAGTGGCAAACCCAGAAAAGTATTTGGATAAAAAACCTCAATAACACGTGAATGCCCTTAATAGATCTAAAATCAGATTTAACAAACTTAAAGTTTGGTAATGACCGCCCTGGAGGCGGCAATAGTGGGCTTCCTTACATTAAAACGTATTTACCCCAAAACGACACAGCAGCACAACAATTAGCATTTGCTGCAGGAAAATATAGTATAGACTTTCCAATTAGAGGGGGTGCTAAAGCAGTTACTGATAAAGTAACTGATACTTTACGTATTACAAAATTTTTTGGTGATTTACAACGTGGTCCTTTTTTTATTGCAAAACAAGTAGGACTTCAACTATCAAACCCTCGAACAGAAGTAGGTAATGTTTTAGGTAATACTCCATATACACAAGTATATGTTCCAACAAATACCTTAGCTCAAGTTGGAGTTCAAGGCACAGGATTACATTTTGATAGACCAGGTATTTCTCCTAAAACTAATGACCAATTAAAATATGCTTATGTCGTTGGTCAGCAAGTAGTAACTAATAATGGTGCAACAAACCGATTAGTTGCTTTATATAAACTTAAAATCAATCCAGACGCAGGAGAGGTAGATCCATTATTAGTAAAAAAATTAGGTTTAGATAATAAAACGCAACTTAATTTATTTGAATATTCTAATGGACCTGAAACAACATATGGAATAGGAAAAACAACTATTCCTAGATTCGAAACTACTACTCCATCATCGGCCTCAATATCTCAAAATCCATTTTTGTTTGGAACACGTCCCGTTCCTACATTAGACTACAAAAGATATATTACTGCTTCTGATGCTTATATGTCTCAAAGTGGAGATATTTTTAATCTTGGATATGTTCAAGCTCAAGGTAGTTCCTCTTTAGATAATATAGGACAACAATCGGATGTTATAATAAATAATTTTTCTCAAAATCCTCGTCCAACAGATTTTCGATTAATAACAGGTTCTAAACCTGTATTTAATTTTTCAAGATATATTGCTGCCCAAAACATATTTGTTTCCGAATCTAAAATAGCAGTAGTAAGTGGAATTGAAGCTAATGGACAAAATCTTATTACACTTAACCAACAAAGAATAGTTTCTAAAAGTAATTACGAATCTACTCCATATCCTATAATATATAGTGGTTCCTACATTCGCCCAGCAAAACCAGAAATAACCAAAGAACCAGGAAGCGCTAAATCAGCTTTTACATTATATGAGTCTCTTGAATCTCCTCCATTACAAGAAAGTAGAAGTAAAGATATAGAAAAGGATGGAGGTGATCCTAATTTTTCTTCTACTTCTGGATATACTTTTACTTATAATTTAATTAAAAAAAGAGGAGATGAAGCTAAAAATAATAGAGGACAAATCCCTCAAGATTTTAGAAAAATATTAATAGATAATAACATTGGTGAAACCTCATTATATAGCTATGATTATAAAAGTCCTAGCATAAACATGCAAGGAAGAATTGGATTAGCCAATTCAGGGCTAACTACTTTTAATCGTTCTAAAATTAGTAATGTTGATGAGTCAACACAAGATAAAATAACTATGACATCACTAACTAGTTCTCTCATTCCTGGACAAGGAAGTGCTAGAGATTTAGTTAAATTTTGTATTGAAGGAGTAAATAATGATGATCCAGTAAAAACAACTAAAATTCATTTACGTGCATATGTAAACGGATTTAGTGATAATCATGGTGCTGAATGGAGTGGTTTTAGATATACAGGTAGAGGTGATCAATTTTACACTTATCAAGGTTTTACAAGAGAAGTAGCTTTAAGTTTTCAATTACCTGCGCTTTCAAGACCAGAAATGAAACGTGTTTATCAAAAAGCAAATTATTTAGCTTCATTATGTTATCCTGATTATAATTCTTCAGGTTTAATGAGAGGTAATATTGTATTATTAACTTTTGGAGATTATTTATATAGGGTACCAGGAATATTAAAATCAGTTAATATTACTATTCCTGACGAAACGGCTTGGGAAATAGCAATGACTGAACCAGAAAATGGAGAAGATGCTAATATGTATGAATTACCTCAACTTTTAAAAATAAGTTTGGCATTTACACCTATTATGAGTATATTGCCAAGAAGAGGAGCTGGTGTAGCATTAATCACTCCTGCTAATAAGAATAATAAATTCCTAAAAGAAGTAGCAGCAGTAAAATAATAAATCATGTCAGATAGATATTTATTTATACCCATTAAAAAAACAGCAGTAAGTAACGATAAGTCACCTTCATCAAGACCAGTAGGTACACAATTTTATAGTCCAACTTACTATCCTGATATAACTGTTACAGAACAAGATAATTATATTATCACTAAAAATACAGACCGTTTAGATTTAATAGCTTCTGATTTTTATGGTGATTCAACTTTATGGTGGGTATTAGCAATGGCTAATAATTTACAAGGAGATTCTTTATATCCTGGTGAAGGGATTCAAATAAGAATCCCTGCTAATATAAGTTTAGTATTAGAAGAATATAATCAAGATAATTCAACCTCGTTATAATAATGGCAGGCATTCCTAATTATACTAACGTTATAGGAAAAAGTTTTTTTGATTATGTTAAAAATCAATTAATAAAAAGAACTGATATACTAGCAAAAGGGGGAGGTAATGATCCTTTTGCTCAAAGAACTCCTCAAGAAATAGAATGGTTAACTAATAGAAATGGGTGGGTTAGAGTTACATCTAATATTTTAATTCAACCAAATAATCCTCTTGCTGCAAAGTATGGAGCTGGAGGTGGTTTAGCTGAAAAATATATTTTGCAAGGAGGTGTTATGTATGCTAGTAATAAGGCAGCAGGAGGAAATAGTATTTTAAGAAGTGGAGTTGGGGTAGATAAAGCATATGGTGTAGGATTTAAAAATGGAGATGCTTATGGAATGGGTTTAAAACCTATGCCTGGTATAACTGGTTTTTCTATTGAATGTGCTGGTCCTTTTGGTGCATTAAAAACAGCAAATATTAAAGTTAAAACATATGATCTTGAACAATTTAATATAATTGAAACTTTATATTGCCATTTAGGAATGTCTATGGTAATTGAGTTTGGACATGTTCCCTATATTAATAATGATGGAATATTTGAATCTAATCCAAGACTTTTAAATGTGTTTCAAACTAGAAGCAAAGAACAAATTTCTCAAAATATTACTGAATTAAGAAAAAAAACATCAGGTAATTATGATGCTATTTTTGGTACATTGATTAATTATGGTTGGACTACAAGCAATGATGGTAGTTATGATATTGATTTAAAAGTAATGGGTCCAGGATCAGTTCTTGAGTCTATAAGTATTAATTTTAATTCAGATAAGTTATCACCTATTACTATGAAAAAACTCCCAATATATGAGGAGTTTAAAAGACAAAATGCGGGAAGTGCAGATGCGGCACCGGCTCCACCAGCAACAACAGGTACAGAACCGGCACCTGCCCCTGCAGAAGATCCTGCAAAAGCATTATTGCCTGGAACTATTGCTTCAAGAAATAATTCAATTATTCATAGACATTTATATAAAATATATGAAGATGCTTTAACAAACCAACAAGTAATAAATAATAGTTTTGGAGTATATGATGATGCACAAGCTATTAATGCTATTAGAGCAACAACCTCTCCCCCTCTTACAGCTCAAATTTTTAATTCAAATGCTGGATATTCATTATTAAAAGAGGGATTATCTGCTGTGGGAAACAATGCTTCTGTTATTTCAGGTGTAACACCAATTAATGAATGTCCTAAAATATCACCTGAATTATTTTCATATCTTACAGTTGCTTATGTAACTAATCCCGATGGAGGTGCTTCAAATTCTCAAGCTATAACTAAAGACCAACTTCCTAGAGTTTATATTCCTTTTGGATATTTATTAGCTATTGTTCAATCAGCAGGAATGATATATAATAGTAGTAATGGTGATGAGAGTGCTGACAAAACTAAACCTTTTGTATATATAGATTTTAATAACAACACTAACTTTTGTTTTGCTTTTCCTTATGCTGTATCAGTAGATCCCAATGTTTGTTTAGTTGATATTGCTGATGGAAAACAATTAAATGATGTTTTATTTGAAGGAACTCTTACATTTGATGAAGGTTGGTTTGGAAGAGATTATATAGTAGAACAAGACGAGGGAAAAACAACAGGGAAAAATGCTGATCAAAAAGCAAGAGAAGGTAAATTAATAGATGCATCACATAAATATGACCCTGCAAAAGATTTTGTAAGTACAACAATTCGAAATGCAAAGTTAGGATTTTATGATTCATCTAGTCCTAAAGAAAATAAAGGAAAGATTATGAACATTTTAATCAATATAGAATATATTGTAAATAAAATGGATGCTTTAGCTGGTAATAATGAAAAAAAAGAAGTTAGATTAGATAGATTTTTAAATGATATTCTTAATGATGTTAATAAGTCTTTAGGTGGTGTTAATGAACTTAGATTAGCTTTTTTAGATGAATCTTACTGTATACAAGTAACTGATGAACAAAGATTAGAGAATCCTGAGCCATCAACTATTGATGTTATTGGTTTAAATTCAATTGTACAAAATTATAGTTTTTCATCTAAAATATCTTCTCAATTAGCAAATATGTTAATTATCGGGGCTCAGGCAGGAAAAACAAGTACAAAAGCAGCAACAACAGATGCTAGTTCTGTTGGAAAGTGGAATGAGTATGTTAAAGATAGAATTATGCCTGCTAAAGTAGATTCTGCTGAAGGAGAGAGTAGTGGGGCTGTAGAAGAAACCCCTGCCCCAACAACAGAAAGTGAAGATGTTGATTTAGAATCCGCAACAGAAAATTCTCCTGATGATCAATTATCTCGTCTTATACAAGGAACTTATAATAAAATGAAATATAGTGAAGACGATATTGAAGGAGCAAGAACTACATTAAAAGATAAATTATTAAAAATTAAAGCAAGTTCAGAAGATACTGAAGCCTCTCCAATGATTCCTTTAGAGATGAGCATACAAATGGATGGCATATCAGGAATATTAGTGAATCAAATATTTACCATTCCTCCTGTTCGTTTACCATTATCATATCAAGGATCAGACCCAACAAAAACAAAATTAGGGTTTGTAGTCAGAAAAGTTGAAAATAGTATAACAAGTAATAAATGGTTAACAACTATTACAGGACAAAGCTTATTTTTAGACAAAGAAGTTTATGCTGGTGTTAAATTAAGAAGTACAAACTATAAAGCATCTTCTTCTCCTGCTCCTAGCTCAGCACAAGTAGTTAATCCTCCATCAACAACTGATCCTACTGTTCAAAAAAATGAACAAGAAAAATTGGAAAGTATAACAGTAAAAAATAGTGGTAAAAATACTACAGCTAATACTTATACTTATTTACCTAAAACCACTACTAAAGAAGTTGATGTATTTATATTTTATCCCGGTATTGATATTGGAGGAATAGTTGGAAGAGATTATATGCCTAAAAAAGTTACAGCTGCCGCACCTGATTGGTTTGATAAATATGTTTTGGTATTTCCAACAACATGGACTACCCCATATTCAAATGTTAAAAAAGAATATGAAGCTTTACTTACTAAAGCGGGTTTAACAGCAAAAACAATCAATATAGGTATTTATTCAGGAAGTGGAAATAATAGTGCTAGTGTATTATCAGTAGTTAAAGCATCAGGAAGAGAACTTAAAAACTTTATAATAATGGACCCTGTACCGTCAGCTAATTTAATATCAGCAGTAAAAGCAGTTATTAATAGAGGCGGAACATTCCAGTATTTATATTATAATCCTAATGCGTGGGGTGGAGCAAGTTATTATGGAGGGGTTGATAGCAAAGGACAATTATTTGGAAATATTAAAGCTTTAGTAGATGCGGGGGCTGGTAAAGTAGGAATAACAAAAGTATCTACATCGCACTATGATATACCTACTGTTATGTTAAAAGCTTATAAATCACGAATAGAAAAAAGTTTAGGATAATGGCTAAGTATTTTCCAAAAAATAGAGTAATAGATAATAAGTACACTAATGGTGATAAGTTTATTAATCCAATAACTAAAAAACCATATGTAGGATATTATTATGAAACCTTTATTGGAGAATTTAAAACAGGAAAAAACCCAATGGTAGGTCCATCTGCTCCTTTAATACCTATAACAACAGATACTTCTAATCCTCAAATTCCAAATAATCAAAATAATGATATCTATTCTGTACTATCTAAAGGAAGGGCAGGGGTAGCCAATTCAGTTATAGGTACACTAAAAGAACCTTTACCTTATTTTCCTAAACCTACTCCTCAAGATTATAATAGGGGATATTTTACACGCTATGTAGCTAAAAAAAGAAATTCATCTAACTCTATATTTTTAGAAATAAACCAGCCTACATACAACGATTTATTATATAAAGAGGGAGTATATAATTATCCAATGTGGGCTGTAACTTCTATATTCTGGCAAATTACAGGCCCATTACGTGATAATAGAGAAAATAAAGATTATCCTAAAGCAGGAATAATTGATACTAATAAAAGAATTTTAGCAACAAAAGCAAAAACTTTCCCTAGTATTGAAAAATTTTTTTCTAATTTAACACAATTTGCTGTGTTAGAGTCTTTAGAAGTAATTTCTGGACAATATACATCTGGTAGAGAATTAGAGTATAAAAGTAATGGAAAAGAGTATATTGGTTATTATCATGTAAGGGGAAATAATGATGTGTTTGATGGAGCTACTACAGCACAATCAAAAAACATGCTTTTAAAACCAATAAACACAACAGTAGCAGGTTCTATTTCATTATTACTAGATAAAACACTAAAAGAAATTCGAGCTCAAAACATAGCAAACATACAATTATTAAATTCTAGAGGAGCAAATAATGTCTCAATTAGTACAGGAAATACTTCAATTAACACAGGAAATACTTCAAATAATATTTCGTATTAATTTTGGAAATATAAAAATATAGTATTATATTTACAAAAACAAAGGTTATGTTTTATATTATTGAGACTGAGGATCAACTTAGTCGACTATATACTGATTGTCAAAATTGTTTTATTAACGTGATTCCGCTTAATGATAATTTTCATCCTAAGCTAAGTGAAACATGTTTAATATACTATAAATGTCCTACATCAAAAGGTTATTTATTTACTATTAACCACAGTGAGGCGTTTAAATTACCATTACAATCAGTATTAAACTATCTTATTAAAAAACACGAACGCATATATACATTAGATAAAAAGGCAACTAAATATCTAATTGGTGATGAATTACCTATTATTGATATAAATTTTATGCTGCCTGAGGCACTTAAAGAAGAGGTATTTAATACTACATTACATGATTATTTTTATAACAAGTTTTTTCATTTAAAAAATATTAATAGTATTATTCCTATTTCTAAGCATTATGAAAAACAGGAAAATGTATTTAATAACATATCTTGGTGTTTAGGATTAATGCCTAATGATTACTTAAATAATGATTATACTGATGTGTTTTATAATATAGAAAAACAAGGTATTGGATTTGATGATAAATTACTTAAAAAACATTTTGAATTTGGTTGGGCAAACTATTCAGTATTAACTAATCGTATATACGGGTATTTTAATTTATATAACCACACTACCCGCCCAACTAATGCGTTTAATAATATCAATTTCAGCGCTTTAAATAAAGATAACGGCGCACGCGAAACGTTTACACCAACAAATGACTATTTAGTTGAATTCGATTATAGCGCTTATCATCCACGTATAATCGCAAAAATCATTGGATATGAATGGAAAACTAATCCATATGATGAAATACCTAAAGAGGTAATGTTTCAAAACTTATACGGTGGAATTAGGAAAGAACATATTCACGAACCATTTTTTGCTAAATTAAACGAATACTTAGATGTTAAATGGAATGAATTTACAAGTGATGGCGCCTTAGATTTAGTAATGACTAAACTTCCTGCTTCGCAAATTGAGAATCCTACCAAAAATAAATTACTCAGTTATATCATTCAGTCATACGAAACATATTACAATGTTAAAACACTAAAACTAGTATTTGATTATTTAAAGGATAAACAAACTAAAATAGTATTATATACTTACGATTCATTTCTATTAGACGTGTCTCG